CACCAGGAGCGTTAACGTTAGATGAACCCGCAGCGTTATCATTTAAACTTGCGTCATCATTTGGTGTTATAAATGATTCTGTAAAGGTTACACCAACTCGATACGAAGGCGTATTTGTATATTTGTCTAAAACTATTGTTTGTGCGTCAACAGATACAAAGAAACCATTAATGTAGTAAACACCCGCCTCAATAGAAGCAGCAGAACCTGTTGCTGTTGTATCAACAACACAAGATAAAGAAACACTATCACTGTTTGTTCCTGTTAATGTTTCACCATCTGTAAATGATGTTTCTGTTTTAGAAGTACCAGAATCTGTATATTTTACGTATAACGTATTTGGATCAGTACCATCTGTCGTAACTCTATTAATAACTACAGCTTTTACACCTGAACTACCACCTGTTAAAACTGTACCTGTTGTAAATTGAGCAAGAGTATTACCACTTCCTAAACTTGTTAACTTAACTGCGTAGTAATTAAGATCAAACGAAATCTCACCTGGAATAACCATTGCTCCTTTTTCAAAGATATGATCTCCAAATCTTTCAATTTGATTTTGTAAGATTGTTTGTGATTGTGTTAACTCTCTTGCCTGTACAGCAAACGCTGGTCTAAAAAGAACTCTATGGAACTTTTTACTTTCCGTAAAGTCATCATAGTAAGGCGAGAGATTAAAGTCAGTTGGACTTGGCATTTATTCCTCTCTAAAACTCAATTATTAATTTTACGTTCTCCGTTTGATCCGAAGCTCTTGTTATAGGTGATCTGTTTTCAACGTATATTATATCTCCAGTATCAGCATCAATTTCAGAACTTGCGTATCCAGCTGTAAATGCAACACTATCCACTGTTGTAGTTGAACTTGATGGAGTTGCTGTCACACTTGAACTTTGTCCCGTAATTGTATTTGTACCAGAAAATGCTGTTAAATTACCATTACTATCTACACCGTGATCGTTAAATCTTGTTTGTATGTAATATAAAATATTATTTGAACTATCCCATTCTACTACTTTACCAACTGCACCAGTTGTTGCTTGATTAATTTCTTCATCAACTGTAAAGTTACCTGATGGACTTGTTACTAATATTGCTTTTGTTCCTCTTAAAGTTGTTGCTGTTGCAGAAGAACCTGAAGCGTCAGGATCTCTCATCAACATAACTCGTCTAAAATCATTTGCAGTTGTAAAGTCACCAGAATTTGCTGCCTCACTTGCTTCAAAGTTAGTATTTAACATAACGTAAAAACCACCTAACTCTTTTACTGCATTAAAACCGTGTCCACCTTTTGGTTCAATAATACAATCTAATTCTGATCCAGATAAACCTGTAGCACCAGCTGAAACTATATCAGCATTTCTAATATAACCAAAAGTATAACCTGAACCTGCGTTTGTTACTGTCACAGCAGAAATAGCTCCTGAAGTTACAGTTACCGAAACTGTACCTGATGAACCATCTCCTCTAATTGCGATACCTGTATGTGTTCCATCAGTACCACCTGTTCCAGCAGATTTAATTTTTACAATGTTAATTGCACCATCAACAGCAGCAGTTGATACTGTACTATCTGTGGATACGTGCATAAAATCTGTAGATAAAAAGTTTGTTTGTTCTGAAGCTGTTAATGAATACATAAATTTCCATTTATATCCATCTCCAGTTTCCTGAATTGTTGTTAATGTTGTTGTTGGTTCTACTGTAGATGCAGCTCCACCATTATTGTCTAAACATTTATAAACGTTAAAAGTAGAACTCATCACATAAAAGGTAGAATCCCATAAAGTAGAAGCACCACTATCTGATGTTTGAGTGGTTGTTGTACCTGTAATTCTATTTCCGTAATCGTGTCTATAATAATCATAGACTGTACCTGTTGTCCAATTTCTTCTTGGTATAACATATGATACATCTGAACTTGTTACTCTTTTAGCGGCTAGTAAATCGTCAAAGTAATAAAATTCGTCTTGTACCGAATCAACTGGTGTAAGAGGAGAAGCATCTGTTCCCTCGTTAGTTGTTCTACTATCGCCTCTGGTTAGTGTACCAAAAGCTTGAGGTCTACCAATACCCATATAATAGACATTTGGTGTCGCCTCTGAAAATGATTCACTAAACTGTTCTGCGTTGTGAATACGAAATTTATTTGTTACGATTGCCGCCATTTTTTATTCCTTTTTATTATTTATAACCTCTTTCAAACATTATTATTGATACTTATATCTTATTACAACGATTCCTTTACCACCGTTTCCACCTAAAGCTCCTCCTGGATTGTAATCACTAACTCCTCCACCGCCACCACCAGTATTAGCTGTTCCTGGATTACCTGGTCCAGCACCAGAAGCAGGTGTTATACCATTTCCACCACCACCTAGACCACCAGTTCCTGCTGTTCTTCCTGTAGGGGCATTAGCATTACCATTTCCTCCTCCACCACCACCAGCAAAATATTGTACACTAGCAGAACATTCACCATTACCAGCACCAAATCCTGTTATACCTGCGCCAGCACCACCATTACCTGCATTAGCTGGAACTGGAGAACTTGCTGCACCAACTGCTATAGCTCCACCACCTCCTCCACCTGAAGAACAACCACTATTTCCACCATTATTTCCTTGTGAAGGACTTGTTGGAGGTGTATTACCTGATCCTGCTGTACTTCCATTATCTCCACCGCCACCAGAACCACCTGGTTGACCGTTACCATTTGGGTCTCCTCTACCACCTCTTCCACCACCCGTTGAAGTAATAGTTGAAAAACTTGAATTTGAACCACTTGTCCATCCTGAAGGACCAGTTCCAGCAGATCCACCTCCTCCAACTGAAATTGGATATGTTGTAGCTGTAACTGTAATACCTGCTGGGGCATTTAGAGGGGCTCCTGGACCTGATTGAGGATTACAAGTAGGATTAGCATAAAATCTAAATCCTCCAGCACCACCTCCTCCAGAAATTCCATCACCACCATTTGTAGAAGGACCGGATCCTCCACCAGCAACTACTAGATAATCTACAACATTAGGAGCACCAACTGCTGTTTGTGAAACAACAAAACAACCGTCACCTGTGAATGTATGAATTTTGAAATTACCTGATGTTGTTACTGTACCACCAGTAGCAGTTATATATGTAACACCATAACTTGCTGAAGCGTCATCAAAGACTGCTCTCCAACCTTGTGTTGCGTCTATGTAAACAAATCTTACATTTAATCTATTGGTAGAAAGTGTAGCATCATAAGCAGTATTATCAATATTACTTCCGTTTCTTCCAACTGTTACATTGTTTGTTCCAAAAGTACCAGCGTAGTCAACGATTGTAACTTCATCACCTTGAGATGGTGAACTTGGTAAATTAATTGTGTGTGTGTTTGAAGTTGTGTCAATAAAATAACCTTCTCCAGCACTTGCTGTGTTTGAACCTCCAGCAGCAGTAATAACTGATTGCCAGTCTGTACCAGCAACGATTGTACCACTTGCTCCAAGAGCAATTGTAGTACCGTTAATTGTAATTCCTGTATTAGCCAATCTATCATTTGCGATTGTACCTGGTGCGATTTGTCCACTTACGATACCAGCAGTTGGACTAATTTGAGTTGTTGTGATTGCTCCAGGAGCTATATTTGGAGCGCCAACAGCGGCAGGTCCTATTAAAGGTGCTGTGATAGCAGCTGGACCTATATTTGGTGCTGTAATTGTGGCAGGCGCAATATTAGAGCCTTCGACAGTAGCAGGAGCAATATTTGATCCTTGTACAGTGGCAGGAGCAATTAATGTTCCTGTAATTGTTCCAGGCGAAATGTTTGAAGCAGATACCGTGCCTGGAGCGATTTTATCGCTAGTAACTGCTCCTGGTGTAATATTCGATTCTTTTATTCTATTGGCCATTTGTTAAAACTCCTTAATCGTTATAGCATCTGCATTTGCGGGTGCTGTACCAAAAGTTAGTGTTGTTCCTGATACCGTATAATCGGTTGTTGGTCTTTGTAAAACCCCATTCAAAAATACCATAACGCTATCTACATCATTATTTATATTAGTTAAAGTAAACGCTTGAGTAGAACCATCACCTGTAGCATTAGTAGTTGTTGGTTTTAACGCCAGTGTACCAGCGACTGCTGGAACGACTACTGTAACACTTCCACCACCATAATTGGCGTGGGGTGAGGCTTGAATTTGTGTATAATGTGCGTTTCCGACTTCACAATATAGTTTAATTTGAGATTCACTACCATCATTTTTTAAGTCAACTATACCAGATTGTAAAGTAATTCTATCATTACCACCTATTTTAATGTCAATCTGATCGTCTGTGTCTGCTGTAA